GAGGAAAACGACTATCTAATAATGATGGCGGTAGGTGAGAAAATTGGCGAACAAAGTTCAATTTAGCCTTTCAAACAACTTGCAGACCATAGCGCAACGCACATTGCCACAAGCCTTTGAACAAGCGCTTTTAAAAAGTACGATTGTTATTCGTAACAACGTAGTTAAAAAGCTTGCAGGGCAAGGAACTGGACGCCTATATAGAGTGCCGGCGACCAAGCGCACTTATAGAGCGTCAGCCGAGGGAATGCCGCCGGCGGTTAGGCTTGGACATTTACGAAATAGTTACCGCTATATCGTAGAGGGGCAAGGATGGGACGCCGTGGGGTATGTAGGTAGCGACATTGAGTACAGCCATTATTTAGAATATGGCACGTACAAAATGAAACCAAGACCGCATTTGGTTCCGGCTATGCAGGAAAGTAAGCCGCAAATTTTCGGCTATTTTGAGGGCATTTTATGAGTGTAAATAGTTCGATTTACGCGCATTTAGAAGCAGACGAGCGTTTAAGGGAGCTATTAGCCCAAAGTTCAATTAACCCTAGTAAGAAAGCCATTTATGAAGAGTGGGCGGAGAGCGAAACAACTTTTCCTTACATGGTTTTATCTTTTTCGTTTGGGCTAGGCGACCACTACGCAAAGAACGAAAGTATTCTTAACATTGACATATTTAGCTATAGCAATAGCGTGCAAGCCGAGGACATAAAAGAGGCATGTATTTTTGCACTAGATAGGCAAACTATTGTAGATACAACAGACGGCGCATATATACGCTGTTATTACAACCGTGACGGCATTATTGTAGAGCCTACCGAAAATGTAACGCATTGGAATTTAGAAATTGCATTGCATCATTGGCGAAACGGTTTAATCAATAAGCTAGTCTAAGAACTTACAACAGGAGGCATAAACATATGGCTAGAAAAACAAATGGATTGACAAAAGAAACAGTAGACCGCTTTGTCATTGATGCAGGCGCGGTATATTTAAACGTTGGCGAAGTTGACGAGCGTTTACTAGGAGCAACACGCGGCGGCAATGAGTTTACAATTGACCAAGATATTAAATTGATTGAAATTGACGGCGTAAAAGGTGCAACAATGGGCGCTCGCCGTATCGTAGAAAGTAATGCAACGCTTAAAGTAAACTTATTAGAGCTTACAAGCGAAAACATTATGCTAGCAATCGCAGGCGCAGACGCAACAGATTACACAGACCCTAGCATTGAGCCGGCACCGACAGGCGCAAGTCATGACCGTATTCGCCGCACACGAAACATTTCAGATATGGACTTTATTAAATCTATTTCAGTTGTGGGCAAGATTAGCGGTAGCGCGGAAAACATTATTGTAACAATCTATAACGCTTTATCAGATGATTCATTTGAATTGGCGTTTGAAGACCGCGAAGAGGGAGCGCTTGAAATTACATTCACGGCGCACTATGACCCTGAAAACGTAGAAGAAGAGCCGTGGTCTATCGACTTCCCTAAAGAAATTACGGCATAACATTTTGATCAAAATGCTGCAAGTATAAAATATTGGAAAAAGCAAAGCCTCCTATTAGGGGGCTTTTTTAAATAACAGGAGGTTTTCACCATGAGAAATTTAAACAGTAACGACTTAATGACTTGTGTAGCCATTTTCGGTAAAGTGGGCGACAAGTTAAAAATTGAAGAAGGCACACCGGAGGCGGCAATTGGTATGAAGTTTGTTTCAAGTGCCCTTTCATTTGCACAAAGTGATATAAAAGCTTTATTAGCCGACATTGCAGAAATGAGCATAGAGGATTTTGAGAAACAGCCTTTTGACTATCCAATTACAGTTGTCGAATGGTTGTTTGATAATGAGGATATGAAGTCTTTTTTTCAGCGTGTCAAAGCCTTAACACAGAAGTTTTAAGAACAATAAAAGATAAGTTCGCTCAAAGGTATGGTTGGACATTTGAATATATCCAATCCATGCCTTTTTTATCGTTTATGGAGGCTTTGAAGATGTTAGAAGCAGGCATTAAGAGCGATTTTAACGACAACATGACCTTACAGGCGTTTAATGCTTGGCAAATTCTCGAAGCGTTAAAAGTGATGTTAGGGGGAGACACTAAAGGCGCCCAAAGCTTTCAAGAATACGCACGAAAGCTTGGTTTAATCGAGGACAAAGAACCAACAAAACAAGAAACAGACTTACTAAAACATACAAGACGCATCGAAAAAGAACGTGCCCTAGAAACAGCAACTAAGATTTTACAACTACATCGAGAGGGGCGAGCACGCAAAAATGGTTGAAGCATTTAAACTACTTGGCGAAATCAGTTTAAAAGGCGGCGCCGAGGTACAACGACAATTAGACGCCATAGCGAAAAGCACCGAGGGCGCCGGCTCTAAAATGAGCAGTTTTGGAAGCACCATGAACACAGCAGGCGCGGCGGTGGGCAAAGCGGCAAGCGGTATGACACAAGCAAGCGGCGGCTTTTCTAAGGTTGGCGCCGAGGCGACCAAGGCGACCACGAACGTAAACGGCTTTGCAAAAGCGTATGGCACAAGCTATAGCAAGATGCCAAGCGAGCTTAAAGAAATAGCAAGAAGCATGACAAACGTTACAGCCGAAACACAAAAGATGTTCCAAGGCATGGTAACGGCATGGCAAGAGCAAGACAAGGCACAAGCCGGCTTAAAACAAAAGCTCATGGAAAACCGTATAGGGTGGCTACAGCTTACACAAGGCGCCAAGACCTACCAAGGCACAAACGCGCAGTTTATGGCGCAAGTAGTAGCCCTAGGCGCCGCACAAAAAGCCATTCAAGACCAAATGCGAGCCGCTAATGATATGGCAAAGGCAAGCTTTATTGCAAGTGTCGGCTCATTGCTAGCCATGAGCACGCAAAGCAGTAAGATAGCCGCCAATTATAAATCTATGGCGAATCCGCTTTATACCGCAAATAACGGCTTATTGAGCATGAGCGGAGCACTAGAAAGAGTGGCTAGAGGTGGGCAAGCTAGTGCATTAGCCCTAAAGCAACTTGGTCCGACAGCTAGTATGAAAGAACTACAAGACCGTACCGGCTTAATTAACCAAGGGTTAACACGTTTTGGAGCCGTGGCGGCAACCGCCGGCATAGCGAGCGTGCTTTTATATGGCAACATGCACAAAGCGGCTATGGGCAACCAAGAATATGCCGATAGTTGGAACCGCATGAAAGACGCCATTAATAAAGCCTTGCAACCTATGAGGGACGTATTCACCGCCGTTATGCCGGTAGTCTATAACTTCATTACAAGCATAGCAAACCTTATTTCTAAGTTTAACGAAGCGCATCCAACAATAGCTAAGATAGTAGCCGCGTTCATGTTATTAGTGCCGGCTATCACGCTTATTCTATCACCGCTTGCAATTGGTATTGGCTTAATAGGTGGACTACAAGCCGCCTTTGCTTTCTTGGCGCCGGTCATTATGCCGCTTGTTACAGGGCTTGCCGCCATGAGCGGAACCGTTATTTTAGTAACCGCCGCCATAGTGGCGCTTGTAGCCGCCGGCGTGGCGCTTTATCAAAATTGGGACACGGTGAAAGCTTACTTAATTAGCGCATGGAACGCGATTAAGACGGCGAGCGCCGCCACGTGGACAGCCATAACAACCGCGCTCACGACAGCATGGAACGCGGCGAAGACGGCGACCACGGCGGCTTGGAATGCTATAAGTTCTTTCTTTACAACTTGGTGGGCAGGCGTGAAGAGCCGTTTTAGTTCGGACGTTTCCGCCGTGGGTTCCGCTTTGTCTACAGGATGGAACGCCATTAAGACCGCCGCCACAACCGTTTGGAACGGCATTAAGGATGGCATAGTAAACGCTTTTACAGGCGTAAAAACAGGCATTACAAACGTATGGAACGGTATTAAAGCCGCCTTTGATACAGGGGTAAACCTTGTTAAGACCGTAGCAAACAATTTCCTGCAATTTTTTATGAATTATACGCCGCTTGGCTACGTGATAACAACGATTAAGGCGAATTGGGACACAATCAAACAAACGTTTCAGATTTTAGGCGATTCAGTGAAAGCCATTTGGAACCTGTTATGGGACGCGATAAAAACAGCCGTAGAGCCAAAGCTCACAGCTATAAAAAATGCTATCACAACCGCATGGAACGCGATTAAAACCGGCACACAAACGGCGTTCGATGCCATAAAGAGCGTGCTTACAACCGTATGGAACGCTATAAAATCCGTGGTTATGCCGATAGTGGACGCCTTGAAAACAGGTATCACGAACGCTTGGAATGCCTTGAAAACCGCAACACAAACAGCTTTTACCGCAATAAAGACAGCGCTTACAACGGCGTGGAATGCGATAAAAGCGGCGGTCATGCCAATTGTAGAGGCTTTGAAAACCGCTATAACAAATGCGTGGAACTCTTTAAAATCCACAACTACAAGCGTTTGGAATGCGATTAAGTCAGCGCTTACAAGTGCATGGAACTCTATAAAATCAGCCGTAACAAGCGCCGCAAATTCTGTAAAGTCAACCGTTACAAATATTTGGAATTCAGTGAAAAGCACAACGTCAAGCGTATGGAACAGTATTAAGAGTTCTTTAAGTAGCGTATGGAACAGCATTAAAAGCACCGTTTCGAGTGCGGCTAGTAACGTGCTTTCATCCGTGAAAAGTAAATTTAATTCAGCTAAGACAGCCATTACAAAGCCAATTAGTGATGCTTACAGCAAAGTTAAAAGCACGATAAGCCAAATGGTTAGAGCCGTTACCGGCATTAGTTGGAAAGTGCCGCTTCCTAAAGTGCCGCACATTAATGTAAACGTGAAGTGGGGCGGTCCGGGGAATAAAATTCCATATCCGTCTTTTTCTGTTAAATGGGGTGCCTATGGTGGTATCTTGGACGGCGCACAATTAATTGGAGCCGGCGAGCGAGGCAAAGAAATGTTAATGCCGCTCGAAGGAAAATACTTTAAGCCAGTAGCCGGCATGATTGCCGAGCAAATGAAAGCTTTAAACGTGAACATGGCAGGAGCCGGCGCCGGCGCAAGCATAAGCGTGCCACTTGTACTTAATGGACGAGAGATAGCAAGGGCGGTTGTGCCAAACCTAGATAAAGAACTAGAACGACAACGACAGATTAGAAAGAGAGGTTTTTAAGTTATGACCGCTCTAAAGTATTTCACCTTTGCAGGCAAAGACAGCCGCACCTATTTTAAATTTGTCAATAAGATTGAGCGCCCTTTCTTGCCGCCTATCAGTGTACCGGCTATCGAGATACCAAACCGAGCCGGCTCTATTGACCTACAGCGCAACGAAATAGGCACAAGAGAGATAAAGTTCACGGTTACGCTTATAGCGCTCACAGACGCCGATTTAAGAGCGCAGGTGAGGACATTAAGCGCCTTCCTTGTCTACAGCAAAGCGCAAGAGCTAATTATAAGCGATGAACCAAACAGGAAATACTTTGCTCGCTTTAATCAGACAAGCGCCGACCTTGAAGAGATAGCGCAAACCGGACAAGGTGAACTAACTTTCACATGCTTTGACCCATTCGCCTACTCAACCGTAGAAAACAACAGCTTATTTATGACCGAGCTAAACACGATAACGAATAATGGGAGCACTAGACTTTTCCCACGTTTCCGAGTAGTGCCGAGTGTTGCAATAAATAATTTTCAATTAACCAATTTGACCACAGGCGCCACGCTCACATATAACGCGGCAATTGGTCAATTGGTGCCAGTGATTTTTGATTTTGCTACGAACCAAGTTTATTTGGAAAGCACAAAAGAAAGCCTTATAAAAAATGTGACCTTAAACAGCACGTTTTTTCCGCTTGAAATTGGCGCCAATAATCTTAAAGCAAGCTTGGCAGATGGTAGCGTAACTGGTGTTAATAACCAAAACGTCAGAATCTACTGGACGGAACGTTTTTATTAAGTCAAGAAAAAAAGTTATTTCCAGTGCTTCAAAGCACAGAAAAAATTTTGTGTCAAGAGGTTGTATTTTGATCAAAAATATGCTTTTTGTTTTTATTTGATTTTAATACTAAGACACGCATAAGGCGTAAAAAAGCTTACAGGGCAATTTGAAGCGTTTGAGCAGCATAGAAAATTACGCAAAGGAGGCACGCCGCTTTGTTGTATGTTTTTAACAGAAATGAAGAGGTAGTAGCCGTTTTGGAGCAAGCAAACAAAGAGGCTTGCCAGTATAGCGGCGGCAATGTGAAAAGTGTTTTGAACGGTGAGCAAGTTCTCACTTTTCGCGTTCCCTATCATCATGACGATGCCAAGAAAATAGACGAACACGGATATATAGCAAGACAAAATAAGTATAAGCAATGGCAACTTTTCCAAGTGACCGAGCTTATAGAAGTTCACGGCGAAGACATAGAGCTAGAGGTTACAGCCGAGGGCGCATATGTAGAAATGGATAATATACCGATTGAAGACATGACCTTTGACCGGAAAACGCCGGCGGTTGTGTTGCCTGCTTTATTAAGTGGGACGAGGTGGGAAGCCGGAAACATAACAGGAACCGGCATTCATGACTTGACCTTAAAGAATAGTTCTTTGCTTGAAGCCATTTCAGATTTTAAAGCGCGGTGGCTTGTTGAAATCAGTTACCGCATCGAGATAGCAGGCAACCGGATAAGCCGCCGCATTGTCGATTGTGCCGACATTAAAGGAGCTTGGAAGGGTAAACGCTTTGAATACTCAAAAGACCTTGTAGAAGTCACTAGAACGGTTGACGCGAAGAATGTAAAAACCGCGCTTTATGGATTAGGAAAAGAAATTGACGACAGCGGCGGAATGCGTGAGAGCTTTGCAGACGTTGTATGGGTGAAAGGTACAAACGGCGCACCGGCAGACAAGCCGGCAGGGCAAACATGGGTAGGGGATGCAACAGCACTTGCCACATGGGGCAAGCCGTGGAAATACAACGATACAACAAAACAACATTTGTTTGGACGATATGAAACAAGCGAAAACACCGATGCAGAAGACCTTCTTTGGGAAACGTGGGTAGAACTTCAAAAACTTGTTGTGCCGGCGGTTACATACCAAGTGAAAGTGGTAGACCTGTACAGAATCCTAGGCATTGAAGCTGAGAGCGTAGACCTAGGCGACACGGTGGCGGTCATTGACAAAGACTTGAACGACTTAAAAATCCAAGCACGTGTGATTGAGTATGAAGAAGACTTGGATTTTCCCGACCAAGATATATTGACCATTGGAAACTATATTCCAAACTTTGTTGACCGAACAAACGCACTACAAAAAACCACGGACGAGCTAGCCGCGAACCAAGGCGGCAACTATCTTGAAGCCGGCGACACTATCGACCCTTCATGGATTGACACGGCATTTGATTTTGCTAAGGATGCAATCACGGTTGGGAACGGCACAGTTATCATGAATGAGGGCGAAGGGATTTTAATTGTCGATGACCCAGTGAACCCACAAAAAGCAATTAAGCTTGCCGCCGGACAAATAGCCCTAGCAAATAGCCGAGATATAGCCACGAACACTTTTAATTGGCGCAACTTTGGAACCGGTGAGGGATGGCTTGCCGACTTAGTAACAGCCGGCTTTATCAAGTTTGACCGGATGCAAGGCGGCACGCTTTTACTTGGCGGCGCTAATAATAGCAATGGGCGCATGGTTGTTTATAATGCAACCGGTGACGTAGTGGGCGACTTGGACGCGAGCCGAGGCGGTTTCGTGTCGGTCTACGTTGGGGATTTACGAGCCGGCAACGTGCTCAACTCAAATAATGTAGCCTATACGATTTATGTAAATCCTACAAGCGGTAGCGATAACTACACCGGTGCAAGTAGCGGCGCCGCGTTTAAGCGCCTACAGACCGCTATAGACAGCATACCGAAGCACAACAATGCACAAGTAAACATTAGCGTATCAAACGCCAATTTTAACGAATACGAGATACACATTGAGGGCTTTTTCGGTAGTGGCTCCATCATCATTAATATGAATGGCGGCGTACTCAATGGAATGCTTTATATAAAACAAAACAGCCAATACATTACAGTGAGTAACGCTATTTTAAATCAGATTTACGGAACGCAATATGTTGGGGATGGAACAATCAGTGTGCGTTATACTCACTTTGCTTCTTTCACTAACTGCAATATCTATTGCCGTAACAATGTTGACTTTGGCATATTGGCACGTGGTTCAAATGTTATTTTAGATGATTGTTCATTTTTTGACGGCACCACAGCTTGCATACACGCCGAATATGGCGCAACGATTGATATAGTTGGTTCTTGTGATGGGCGCTCACGTGCCGGCTTGCGTGCGGTTGCAAGTGGACGTATTAACGTTTGTAATGTGACCGCGCCAAGTGGAACCGTGACAAACCAAGAACTTTTATATGGTGGGCAAGTGCTTGGCACCGTGTCGAGTTACCAAGCCGGCACACCGGCGCCGCCAGCCGCGCCGCCATTAACTAAAACGTTTAGTGCTCAAACTATTCGTTCATGGCGCTCTAAAACATTTAGTGGCGATATAAACGGATGGCGAGCCGCGCCAAACTATGATATTTACCAAGGTGAATGGACGGACACAACGAGCTACGGCAATCATAAAGGCTGTTTTTGGTTCGATAATACCGCCATTCTTAATACCATTACAGGGCGCACGCTCAAAGGCTCACGTATCAAACTAAGACGTAAAAAGAGTAGCGGCTACAATGACAAATTGCCGCTTGGTCTATGGTGTTTGACAAGTGCAAGCACGGTAGTGCAAGTGTCGCAACCGGTAGTGGATTACAACGCCGGCGAGCTTGCAAGCGCACGTTGGGGCGATGAAGTTTGGTTGGAAATTCCAACTTGGATTGTAACCGCCTTGTCAAATGGTTCTTATCGCGGTTTTTGTTTGTATCAAGGCGATGCAAACCCATATGTAGTTATGGAAGCCGAAGCAACGTTAGAAATAACTTACGTCTAGGGTGCCGCTATGGACTTAACATACTTGCAACCATTTCTAGGCACAGAAACGCCATTCATGCTTTTATTTGTCGCTCTTTTCTTTTATGTGATACGAAACAACCAAAGAAGAGAAGAGCGTCTTAATAAAAGAATTGACGATGATTTGAGCAAGCTAAGTGAAGACTTGCATGTATTAATGCAAGTTTGGAAAATTCTTTTAGAAAAAGAAGTTCAAAACACTAAGGAGGTAACAAAAAATGATGGATTGGACAAATGATATTCATTTAATAGACAGCTTGGCGGTGGGCGCCGTGGCGGTTGTGCCAATTATCGTTGCAATCGTACAAGCGCTTAAAATGACAGGCAAACTTCCAAATAAGTTTGCGCCGCTCGTATCTATTGCCGTGGGTATTTTAGTGGGTTTTATTTTCAGACATGATACACAAAATCTTTCACAAACTATCTTGGCAGGGGTTATTTACGGTTTAAGTGCAAGTGGGCTTTATAGTGGTATCAAGACCACGGCGCACGCTACGCCAAGCGATTCAAGCAACACGGCGAATAGTGGCGGCGCGGCGGCGGCGGAAACGTCCACGACAACCACAACCGAGAAGACCGAGACACAAACAACCGTAGCGAATGAGCAAAAAAGCGAAGACCCTGTAAAATGAGCATGATTATAAAACGTAACGGCAAAGTTGTGGACGTTGCCGAAGATAACCCAAATTACAAGCCTACTTTTGAAAGTGAAAAGGATAAGCCGAACACGCTTTTTACTAACACTACAAAAGAGGAAAGAGGGTTAACCAATGACTAACAAAATCTATTTAGATGCAGGGCACGGCGGCACGGATGGAGGCGCAGGCGGTAATGGACTTCTTGAAAAAAACCTTACGTTATCTATCGTCAAGAAAATTCAAGAAACGCTTACGAAAAATTATGAAGACGTTCAAATAAAATTAAGCAGAACGGGTGACACATACCCGACACTCTCACAGCGCACGAATGATGCAAATGTTTGGGGAGCAGATGTGCTTGTTAGCGTTCATATCAATGCAAATGCTAATACAAGCGCAAATGGTTTTGAGACTTATATTTACAATCAGTCTCCGAGTGCTCGCACGGTGTCTTTCCAAAACATGTTGCATCAAGAGATTTTCAACCAAATGAAAGCCGGCGGCGTGTCAAATGACCGTGGCAAAAAGCGAGCAAACTTGCACATGTGCCGTGAATCAAACATGAGCGCCGTGCTTACTGAAAACTTATTTATATCTAACAAAGCCGATGCCGACAAGCTACGCCAAGACGCCTTTATTAATCGCATCGCACAAGGGCACGTGGTTGGCTTAGAAAAGTTTCTAGGACTGAAAAAGAAACAAACAGCAGAACCAAACACAAGCACGCCCATTGATACAAGTATCGGTGTACGTTTCGCGGTGCAAGTTGGTAGTTTTGCGAGCCGTACAAATGCAGAAGCTATGTTGAAACGTGTAAAAGCCGCAGGCTTTGAAGCATTTATAAAAGAACAATAAGTATAGGCTTTTATTTCCGGTGAAATAATAGTCATACAGTGTTGGTATACTGATTTTGTCATTACTTCCCTTTATTGACGTTACACCACGCATTGTTATTAACTTTCTTGGGCAAAGTAGGTTGTGACAAGCGACAAGCACCGAAAAAAGACATGTTGTCACTCACAACATGTCTTTTTCGTATTAAGCATTTTAGTAAGGGAATTAAGCAATTGTAAAATTGATTTCTTTTACATATTATTGTCATGTAGCAATGTTGGTTTACGGTTAACACTCTACAAAAAATATAGTAGCATATGCACACACAGTATGTCTATGTCAATTTCATGCAAAAAGCCGCCTTTACCGAGGCGGCTTTTCTCACAAAGGTGCGAATATCATCTAGCTTCTTTTCTAGTTTATACCAAATATAAATAAAAAAACCGCCTTTTCCACGGCGGCTTTCCTTGTTTCGAGACGAGTATAGAACTATAATTATTGACTCACACAAAGAAATATGCGAGTTAGTTTAAGGAATTCTATTGTATCATGGCTTGTATAAAATTGTCATGATAATTTTTGAAAGTTTGACTCAAAATATAATCACATAACCTTAAAGGTTATTTAATGGGGTAAGCACTCTTCTATGCAAGCTTGCATATGCCCTAGGACAAACGCCGCTATATACAGTGATTTTTGTTGTTGTTGCCATCGTAGTCACCTTTCCAAGTACGGTGAATTAAAGTTTGTTTTGTGATTTCTCGACTTACTGAGCCGAATGGTTCGCATTGTGTACTTACGTTTTTTCCTTTTACGACACTTCCTTGTTTAAGTGTAGAAATGGTTCATTATTTTCTCCTTTCAAAATTTAATGTACAGGAAAAAGCCCTATGCCATGAGGGCTTTTTTTCGTTGTTCCTGTCTTTCTTTGTCGAGTAAGCAGGAAGCTAGCTAGTTGATAGCAAAGATAGCTAGAAGCTAGCTTAATAAGGGGGCATAGTGAATGGACGTAAACGCGATAGACGAAGGACGCACAGAAAAGGTGCAATTTAACGCGAGAATTGAAAAAGGGGTAGAAGATGCCTTTAATTATGTTTGGGCTATCAGACAGGCACAGACGCCGTTTAGAGTGCTTCATAAGAATGAACTACTATCTGAACTTATCATGGAGGCATATTACGACCACGAAGCCGAGGACTACGCCAAGACGCCGCCGCCAAGACCGCCACGCAAATTAAGCTTTGCCGAGATTAAAGCGCGAGCCGAACAGGAGGCGAAAAAATGACCAAGAAAAAAGGCAAAGTCAAAAAGAATGCTACGAAAAAGAAGCGCCGCCAAGAACGCCGAGCCGAGGCACAGCAACAAAAAGAATATGCACAAAGTATGAAGAATACAAACTAGGCAAAGCGCACAAAATAAGCGTGCTTATCTCCATTATTTATTCTTTTTAGGGTGGACGACTATTGGACAAAGAAGCAGGGGCGACCCTGCTTTTTTTATTTGTCTTCTAACAATCTGATAGACATATCTTCCATACTCTCTTCAAAACGAATATGCTCATTGACTTGTACCATGTATTCAGCAAAGCGGCTAGATTGATAATCATGTGCCATATGGTAGACCGTGGCGCCGCCTTTTAATAACAAGTAGTGCTCATAGTAATTGCTTTGTGTAGCTTGTATATGGTTAATTAGTTCTTTTTGATACGTTGCCGCATATTCTTGTTTTAATATCCCAATTCTATTAGCAAGGTTGTGTAGGTGCTCTAATTCTTTTTTCATAAAACGATTATAGGCACTAGATAACTTTGTTATATGCAATTTCCCGAAAACCTCCAAGGGGCGGCATAAGCCGCCTTATTTTTTATGCTTGCTTTCTTGTCTCTTTTAACCACTCTTTGCCTAGCACACCATTTGAGCCAGTCCCAAAAATAACTTCCATGTATTTATAACGATTACGGAAAATAACAATCATTTCGTTTTTTTGCTTCATTGTCAATCCTACAAATTCCGCGTACATATCAATCATGCCAACAAGTCTATTGTGGTGATTTTCAAACTCTTTTTTAAGCTCGTCAATTTCTTGTGTAAGCTCTTCTTTTTCAAGTTTATTTTGAGTATTAACACATTGAATTTCAAGATTAAGCATGTTTTCTGATTCACTAATTAAAACTTCCATGATAGGCGTGTATTGTTTTTCAAATAAATCATAGTAAGGCATAGATACCATGTTGTAACCTCCAAGGGCGGCACAAGCCGCCTTATTTTTATTCTTCTAACCAATTATAAAATGGAATGCTAGAGCTAGCCGCTTTTTCTTGGCTTTCTTGTTTTAATTCTACTTTCTTGCGTGCTTTACCTAAGTTCATTTCTAAGCCATTAACAAAGTAAATTGCCGGATAGTCAACAGGTGTATTTTTCATGGCTTTTAGTTGTGCCGTTATGTCATCAGCCGTTAAAGTAAAAAGTTTTCTATCAGCTATTAATTTTAAGCTTTTATTTATTTCTTTCTCTTCAAAATCATTTTGTTGTAAAAAGAAAGTAACCATTTGCTCTAATTCAGTAGAGAGAGAATAAGTATTTGTAGAATCTTTTTTTGTAGAATCTTTTTTTGTAACATCTTTATTACTATAAGTGTGATTATCCAGTTCTTGATTATCCAGTTCTTGATTATCCACTTCTTGATAATCAGATTGTGGCGTTTTAACTACTTTCTGATTATCAGATTCAAGCTGTTTACCTTGTCTTTTTGCGTTGCGTGCCTTTGTTTTAGCTTTCTTTTCCGCTATGCGTCTTTGTCCTTCCTTTATGCACTCTTCCTTATTAGGATTCATATGAGGCATTTCATACACTTCATAAATCCATTGGTCTATTGTTCCATCTTCATTTCTTTTTGGGTACCAATTCATAAAACCGTGTGCCATTAATTCTAATAAAGCACTATCTACTTGTGTTTTACCGCCGCTACTCTTTTTCGCCAAATCCGTTTTTCTGATAATCCAGTCATCCGGCTTTGAAATGATGTAAGCTAACAAACCTTTTGCCGTAAATGATAATGTTTCGATTTCTAAAAACTCATTGTGTAATGTTACATACTTGCTTTCTTTCATTGACTTAAAAATTGCCATAATAAATCCATCCTTAAATTTTTATTTGAAGGATAGAATACAGCTCGACTTGAATATTTTTCTATTGGCAAATATCCTTTTTCGGTATATAATAGCCATAGAAAACTTAATCAAACAATATCATCTCGCCATTGCCTCCTAAAAGCAGTTGCGAGCTGTATACTATCACCACGAGTCATGACTGTTTCCCTTTCAATCACGGTCATGGCTTTCTTCATATACTTATTGTACGCCTTACGCTTTGAGAAATCAAGGCTTTTTTTATTGGTAATTTTTCTGTAATACCAAGGGCGAAAAAATCTTGTAAGTGCATCCGTGAAGGCTATTCAAAGTACGCCTAATGTGCTAAAATTAAAGAGTGTGCAAGGGTAAAAAAGGGAAATGCCTAGTACATATGGAATAGTAGTACAAAACATAAGGAGGCAATACAATGCGTAGAAAAGATTTAAAGGGAATTGAGATTGACCCTAGAGACTTGCCAAGTGAATTAAATGAAATGCTAGAACAATTTGTAGAAGCATTGATAGAGAAAGAAGAAGACCGCGAGAAGATGGAAATAGGAAAGATTAACGAACTTACAAGACAAGCCTTTTGTAAATGGAAGAATGACCAAGCAGACTTAAAAGAAGAATTTGAGTTCCGTAAAAAGATGCTTGAACGAAAAGTAGTAAGAGAATTAAGAGCAGAATTTGAACCTAGATTTGACCAATCAGAAAAAGCCCATAAAGAACTATGGACAAGCATAGAACAAGAACTAGGAGTATCACACGAACTTGAATTATCACTTAACCATAAAACCGGTATAGTGTCGCAATATATAGATTTTAATCCTAATGCACAAAAACACTGATGATATTAAAGAGATTTACCAAGAAGACTTAACGAACAAATACAAAATAGGTAAATCAGCATTAACATATAAGAGCGGCACTTATAAGCACAGACTTAGAAGCGCCGCAGATTTAATGAATCCATATCAAAGACGAAAATACCGGAAAAGTGGGGAAGTAATAGTGAGTAATATTTTTGACCAACTAATGACAAGAGAAGAATTTGACGAGAAGACACCGGAACAACAGAAGAATATCTTAATACGTTGGAAAGAGCTTTATGCAAACAAAGAAATTTTGAAGGCGTTAAATATGGGAAGTGCTACCCTGTACAGACTTTATGACGAACTAGAAGTTCCCAAGGCACGCAAAGGATATAAAAGAAATGGGGCGAGCAATAAAAAAATGAGTATTGCCGAGAAAGCCGCACACCTACAAAGCCAAATAAAGGCGCAAGAAGCGCCTGTAACTATAGACCCTATGGCGAACACTCAACCAATGAGAATTTTGACACAAGGGCTACATTTAGAGTATAACGGCGAATTTGACGCCGAGCAACTAAGCAAGATTTTTACAAAGCTGCAATTGGTAACAGATGGGGAAGAAAATAAATTTTACCTGTCTATTTCTTTGACAGAAAAGACACAATAATAATAATCTAATCAGCCTTCATGAGATTCTATACCTTTACGAGCGAACCCTACAAAAATGAATTTGTAGGGTTTATTTATGTTCGCACGTGGCTATACTGATGAATGTAAAAATGTTTTGTTGCTAACTAAGCCCTTACTTACTGGGGTGGCTTAGAAGCGCCGTAGCGAGCCTTAGAAGTGCGGTTGGGAATGGGAGTAGCGCCAACACAACCGCTTGTCAACCTTCTTAGAGCGATGACCTACAAACAGTTTCAAAGGCAATGCACTATGCTTGGTCGCTATAGGGCATTGCTTCCCACTTTCCGCAATGTTTTTTGATTGGTTGTATGTTGAGAATGCCGAAGCAACACTTTCTGATTACTAGAAAAAAGACAAAAAAGTACGCCTTTTGTTACATTGGTAAATTTTTATCAATGCACAGGGCGTACTTTTTTGTTATACTATGTTTAGGCGATAGGGAAACGCCACTAAAACATAGGAGGCAATACAAATGACTTACACGGAATACAAAGAAACTAAACAGATTTTTGAAGGTAAGGTAATTAATTTTTATGGCTCTATTCAAAAACAAGATATGCAGGACTTCATAGAATGGCTACAAAATGACGAAGAATTAAACAACGAAGGTTGGGGGCTAGGCGAACCGTTACCGTTCGATATAGAGGATTTACTTGACGAATATATCACACAAGAACCACACTACAAGCCCTTTTAATAGGGCTTGTGTTATGATAAATAAAAAGACAAAGGGAGAGCGAGAACATGGATAAATTTTTTGAACAAATTATGATGAAATTAGAGCACATTGAGAGAGCACAGAACCACATGAAAGAGGATTTACAAGCGCTTAAAGAAGCAGTTGCCACAACACAAGAGAAGCAAAAAGAAATGGCTATTCAAATGCAATTCAACCATGAGGAAAGCATGAGCGAGATTGACCGTGTGAACCAAAATATTAAAAGCATACCGGCAACATATGAAGTCAGTGAAAAGCTTTTAGGTGAGCACGCAAGCATTTTAAGCGAGCACGACACAGACATAAAAATACTTAAAAAAATGATATTGAATCAATAAGCCCTTTTTACAGGGCTTTTTTGTTTGTAATAAAAGCTTATCTCACTCTATAAACTACACCTAGGGACTAATAGAAGCCTTAAAGAAAGAGAGGTAAGCACATGAATAGAGATAGCATTTTCCAAGCGATTATAGAAGAGCGAGAACGCCAAGAACGCTTGCATCCACTACCCTTTGCACGCCGCATTGATAGCGCGGATATGAAAGCCATTTCGACTATTATTATTTATGGCGAATTACTAGCCGTCTTAATGGAAGAGGTGGGCGAAGTAGGAAAAGCCATGCAAGGCGATGGAGATTTACAAGAAGAACTCATACAAGTTGCCGCCGTTTGCGTGCGGTGGTTAGAACTAAAAAACCCTGCCGAATAATGGCAAGGTTTTTTTAAACAGAATACACACATAATCAATAAGAGTATATGCCCTTGTACGGCTACAAAAATAACCTAATATGCTTCTTTGTCCTAAACTTGTACAAGGTGCATATACTTTTCTTTTACATCAAATGGACAACGTGACAGCTCAAACGCCGTGAGCGCCTTCTCATGTAAAGAAGTGTCATGCTTAATGCTTTCATAAGCCGTGATAATAATATTGGCTTGGTGCGGATTTTCTGCAATATATGAGATAACAATTTCTTGTAATTTGTACATTGTTTTAAACATAACTAATTCCCTAGGATAGTTATTTTCTTTGAATTTACAATACAGCTCTATAAACTGTTTAGCCAACACCTTTTGCATTGGCGGTTTTATTTTTTCTACGCTTGCCATGTGCGCCAGCTCCTACCACTTCCAATTTTAACTCTAATAATAGCGTGTAATTGCCATTATGTACACGTTCAATTTTTGGAACACCGCTTTTAAACTCGCCGCCTGCATTAATTACTTCTTTCAACATATTCAACAAGTCTTCTTTTATGCCGGTTACACGGTATGTTTGCACGCCGTCTTTCTTTCCGAAATCAAAAATCATAACACTTGCCATAATAAAACATCCCTTTCTTTTTTTGGTCTTAAAAGCTTATTCTCGCCTATTTGCTTTTAGCCCTTTGTCTTTGCTAGAATAAATTAAATTCTATAAAATTTATTAACTGAACTACTACCGCATAATGAGTTACAGTTTTGACTATCAACTCGAATAAAAGCCCTATCCTTTGACACGTTCACCAAAGGAAGGGCTTTTTTCGTTCTCTGCTTAGAAACTGTAAATAACTTAACTTTACTTACTTATCACACGTAACAAATAGGAGAGGCATCCGCGATGGATGCACTTTACAAGTCTTTCTCATTTTGTACGTTCTTAAAACAACTTTTGCAAATTTTTGCTTTTACATGCGTGTCACTCTTTGCCTTATAAAGAAGTCTCATTTCTTCTCTAGTTGGGTGTTCATTAACAAAGAACCTTTTACACCTTGGGCACCATATCAAATATGTTTTCATGTTAAAGATTATGACCATATAGCAGCAAAAAGATTTGGTAAAAAAATCCTGATCAAAATTACAAGTCTTTACCAAAGTGCTTTTCTAATTCTTTTACTGTCATATCTTTTAACTTTTCTCCTTTTGCTTGGCGTTCTAAATTCTCTTCAAAATGTTTAATAGCAATCGCAACATGCAAAGCAAATTTACTTGTAGCATGTTCATAAGTATCTTTTTTAGTTTCTTGAAAGTGTCTTTTTGCATTTTCTAAAATCTTATCTGTATTTTTCATTATCCAAGCTCCATATTAATATAAATTTCGTCTAACTCTTCTTTTGTAATGCCTATATAACTTAAAGTAGTTGCAGGGCTATCATGATTTAAAAGTTTTTGTATGCGTGTTATGTCAATTCCTTTTTTATATGCCATGTAGCCAAATGTTTTACGTAGCGTATGCGTGCCTATGCTTTCCGTAATACCTACAGCCTTTGCACATTCACTTATTACATAGTGGGCATGTTGACGGCTAATAGGAGCTTTGGAGCCGTCTTTTCTTTTCTTGCTAAAAAATAACGGCTCATGTAATTCGTATGATTCAAGCGAATATATATATTCTTGAAGAGCACTTATAGTAATTTTACCAAGGGGAAATGCTTTTGTTTTCTTTGTCTTTTTTTCTTTTACCTCAATTGCAGGTTTTAGCTTATCTTTATTTAACACATCGTTAAAAGTTAAATTTAAAATATCACTTATGCGTAAACCGGAATTAATGCCAAGTGTAAACCAAGCATAGTCACGTAAATTTTGAGCATATAGAATTTTTCGCATGTCTTTTATTTTCTTTTCGTCTCTAATTGGTTGTACTGTCTTCATTTTTATTCCTGCCTTTCCTTATCTGACATATATACTATTTTACTAGAAATATATAAGATATAATACAGGTAATTCTAGTAAGTGCTTAGAAACGTTGATTTGACGCGGTTTTCAATCTGACAAAACTAACTTTTGTCAGATACAAGCCCGTATAAAATAAGTGTTGCAAAGGGCGTACACATATGCTAGTATGTAGAAGTGGGCAAGGGAACCACACACAACAAAATATAGGAGGCAATAACATGAGTAAACTTGACATGTATTCTCTTTTGCAATTAGCAAGACAGCATGTAGAGGAAGCGGAACAAGACGCCAAGGAGAACCCGACAAGCGATAGCATACAAGTTGTTATTGTGGAGCCGAACAAAAAGCCATATAAAAAGACAATACCTAACACGCTTGAAGCGATGAAAGAAATTGTTGGCGGCTATATAGAAGTAATTCCGTGCGGCGTCACAGATAAGAAACAGCAAATAATTTTAACATTGAATGAAGAGGGTAAGCTTTTAGGCTTGCCAGTTAACCGCAAAATCATGGGCAAAGATATTTTAGTTGGCACGTTCTTTATAAGTGCCGCAAATATGCAAGGCGATAACATCACGTTATCAGACCGCCAATGTTTTGAAATCATTCGCAAATTTGCACCTTTGGAGGTTTACTTATAATGTTAGAAAATCCAGTAGCCGCGTTTATGTATAAAACATCGCCGGAAGTAGCAGAAAAGCCGAAAAGGCTTTTCCATGCTACGCCGTTAAAAAATTATGCTCGTATCAAAGACCAAGGATTAATGCCACATGCTGTTTTTGGACAAACATACATGTGCGAAAAAGAAAAGCAATGTTTGAAGTTTGTACAAAAGCCTTGCATTGTCTTTGAAATTGATACAAGCCAAATAGACATGGAATTTTTACGCGTATCACTTGACCATAACAAAGCCGTGTACAAGTTTGAATGCTTTACCTACTATCAAGACATACCGGCTACAGCATTAAAGAATTGGAGAGTTCACACATGACTGAACTAGAATTCATTCTTTACACAGCTAAAGACATTCGACAGAACATAAGAAAAATAGAAAGTGAATTGGATTATTGCAATAGACGCATTGAAGAATATAAAGGCACAGCAATTGACCCAAGCGGCATTGAATCGCATAAAGAAATGGTGCAAAGTAGTTTAGATTTTGAACTAGAAAAGCTCGCCGCACTTGGCAAAATAAAAGAATTGATTGAACAAAGCTTGTCCAAATAGGACAAGCTTTTTTTCGCCTTCCGAAAACTTTTCCTATATTTACTATTGCAAAGGGCGTACAAACGTAGTAAGATATAAATATCAACAGGGCACAGGGAAAGCCCAAACAGGAGGCAATTAAAATGGCAAACGAAAAAATTTATGAAATGGTAACTAACAAAATTGTGGAGCAACTAGAAAAAGGCGTAGTGCCTTGGCGTAAACCTTGGGTAAATGGCGGCGCGGTATCTTGGAACACTCAAAAAGCATACCGAGGCATTAACACAATGCTTTTAGATGCCGGCGAATGGGCAACATTCAAGCAAATTAAAGAAGCAGGCGGCAAGGTTAAAAAAGGCTCTAAAAGTTCTTTTGTTATCTTCTTCAAATGGATTGAGAAAGAAGACAATGACGGCGAAATTGAACGTATTCCATTACTACGCTTTTACAACGTGTTTGAAATTAATACACAAGTTGAAGGCTTAGAAAGTAAACGCGGCGGCAAGGGTGACAGCTTCGACCATGACCCAATTAAAGCATGTGAAGACATTGTGAAAGGCTACTTGAATGCACCTAGCTACACATACGAGCGAAACGGCGCATGGTACCGACCAAGTGCCGACCAAGTGAACGTGCCGCCAATGAGCGACTTTACAAGCGCAGAAGAATTTTATAATACATTGTTCCACGAAATGACACACAGCACCGGACATGCTAGCCGCTTAAACCGTGAAGGTGTAACAGGGCAAGTTAACTTTGGTTCACAGACTTACAGCAAAGAAGAATTAGTAGCCGAAATGGGCGCGAGCTTCTTAATGGGTACGGCAGGCATTGAAGATTTTACACTAGAAAACACAGCTTCTTATATTGAGTCATGGCTACGCCAATTAAAGAAAGACAAAACGCTTTTAGTAAGAGCCGCAGGACTAGCACAAAGAGCAACAGACCACATTTTAAATATTAAATGGGACAACTAAAAAAGAGCCGGCACAAAGCCGGCTCCACTCTTAGAATGGGGTGTTAACCAAGGATGATTTATAGAATTGTTAGAACCCATTTACATGTAAGGACATGCCATATATTATATGCAGTATAAAAAGAAAGTGTGAACGCTTTCCACACGTTCACACAATACTAGAGAGAAATCAAAATAAAATAGGTTGTTCTTACAGATACAACGCCATTATATGCAATTAGAGGGGAATTGGTGACATGAAAAAGAAATTTATCGTAGCTATCATTTTATATAAAAACAATAATGTTTTAACCACAATAGAGCGCGAATTTTTAGCACATGAGCAACACGAAATAACCGACATAGTAAGTCAATATGTTCAAAAATTAGAAGTAAGCATAGACGGTTTTAATTTTGTTATTTGCAATTGGTTTTACCAAAATGTACTAGCATAAAAAAGTGTTGATTTGTACGCCCATTGCATGTTATACTATGTATATAGCAAGGGACAAACAAAACAAACATACGGAGGCACTACACATGACAAATTCAGTAATGACATTTAACGAAAGATATTTTAACCTAGTAGAAGACAAGAAAGAATTACAAGAGCAATTGGACAAAGCTTCTCGCTTTTATTTTGACGAGGCACAATGGTATATGGACGCCTTGACGTTATTCGCATTAGAAGGCGAGCTTAAAAGAATGCGTGAAGAAATTGCACTTATAAATAAAAATCTTGAAAACATGCGAGAAGGTTTATCAAGAGAACAATTAAAAACAATGAAAGTTGAATATAAACTTTGGCTAGAAAGGAATGATTTTTAATGGAAAAGAAAGAAGCAAATGTGCAAGTGCAAGTACACACCGGTAAATGGGGCTATGAAACGTTGCTATTTACTACAAACGATTACGCTAGAACGCTTTACATGGTATTAAAATCAAGCAGACCGAACGAGAAATTTAGAATACTTGACAAAAATTTAAACGTGATTTTTAAAGATGAATTGGAGCCGGCAAATGGGTGAATTTAGCGATTTGATTTTAGAAGGCTTTCTATGTGAAATGTGCGGCGAAATGATTGACGGAAAAGAAAGCGGCTATCCAAGATTATGCGATGAATGCAAGGAAGAGGCTTAACAGCTTCTTTTTTCTTTCTTCCATATTTTGATATTGCAAAAGGCGTAAATTCGTTATAAGCTGTTTACAGAAAGAAAAAAACAAACACACAAAGGGAGAGACAAAAAATGAATAAATTAGTAGCTTGTAAAGCATGTAATAAAGAAATTGCAAAGGGTGTTAAAAAATGCCCAAGTTGCGGAAAAGACCAAAGAAACTTTTTTAGAAGACATAAGATTTTAAGTTTTATTGGCGCTTGTGTGATTATTGGTGTTATTGGTTCGGCGGCAAGCGGCGGCGGTAGCGACACAGCAAGCACGGAACCAAGTAAACAAGAAACGAAAAGCGAGAGCGTTCATAAAACAGGGGAAACATTCAAAACGAACGGCGGTAAAGCAGAAGCAAATTTGGTTAAGGTTGAACAAGCCGACACAGTAGGGAACCAATACGGAAATAAAAAAGTTTCAGACGGCGGCACATTTGTTGCAATTCAATACACAATCAAAAACGTATCAAAAAAACCTATTGGCGCTTTCTCATTGCCAAGCGCAACACTTGAAGACCAAGAAGGCACAAGCTACGATAGTGACATTGACGCGTCAAGTTATTATGCAGTAGCAAAAGACATTGATAATTCTAAGTTTATGAGCGATTTAAACCCTAACATTTTAGTAACTAATACTATGGTGTTTGAAATTTCAAAAGATGCTTATGCAAAAGGAAAATGGTTTGTCGTGATTGATGGCGAAAAAGTACAAGTGAAATAAGTTGAACTAAAGTTAACCTTATAAAAAAGGACAAGTTGAACATAAGTTAAACAAGCACACACGCCCAACATGGGCATATGTTTATATTAGGTATCGGCATACACCATTTAGCTAAACTTCGTTTATATATATCTATTGCATTGGAAAAGCGCCTACACAGAGGCGCTTTTCTTTTTAGTTGCCTATAAATTGTTGTGTCCACATGTGCCCATATTGACCGCCTTTTACATAACCTACGCCAATTTCATCAAATGACGGATTCATGATATTTTCGCGGTGCCCTTGGCTATTCATCCAACTTTGCATAACCGCCGCCGGTGTTTGTTGACCGCTTGCAATGTTTTCGCCTGCCGTGCGGTATTGGATGCCAAATTGTTTCATCATTTGGAACGGTGAACCATACGTAGGTGATTGATGACTAAAGTAATTTTTATTAACCATGTCTTGGCTCTTTGTACGAGCTACCCTAGACAATTCCCAATTTAACTTGCAAGGGGCTATGCCTTGCTTTGCTCGCTCTTTGTTTACCAAGTCTACTACTTGTTGTTCAATTCCTTTTGTTGCAGAGATATTAGGAATTTGTAACTTTTGCATAGGATATATAAGATTCGGATTTTTAATTGAAGAGTTTGCATTGATGATTTCAGAAACGCCAATTTGGTACTTTGAGGCGATTTTCCACATTGAGTCACCACTTTTAACGGTATAGGTATCAAAACCTTGAGCACCTGCAAAACTGGGTAACACCAAGAAAGTTAACAATGCTAATGTGATAATTCTTTTCATGTCATTGCCTCCATTTTTTCATTTTAAAACCCTTCACACGAATGCAAAGGGCTACAAAGGGGATTTCACTACATGCCAACATCTTTATTTTGACCATAGGAGGCGAAAACATGCTTAAACCATACCAAACTAAGCAAAGACCCGAAAAGCCGCAAAATAGCGAATTTGACGAGGTTAAGCCATTAAAGCCAAACGAACCGGCACAAGAACCCAAAAAGTAATATAGCTGCATGTTATTTCCATTGCCTTATGCGTACAAAAGCCTTATAATTATATACATAAGGCAAAGGGAAATGCCTTAACTAAAAGGAGGCAATAACATGATTAAAGAACTAGAAAGATACATTAGTGATTTGGAACTAGAATATATTAATACCGGTTTTCGTACCGAAGTTTACGCAAGACTTGAAGAGGCTTATAGAATCCAAAAAGTGATGATACAAGCCCAAGTGCAAGAAGCAACAAAAATTTTAGCATAAGACAATACGCCGCCTGCATATGGTTAGGAGACTGACTATGAAAGGGGGCGTATCTTGTTAAGAGGGCTTTCATGGATTGAAGAGCAGGAAATGATTGAACTTTTTTTACCTCCTTTGCAAGACAAAAAAGCTATAGTGGACGCACGGCGAATTGAGCAGTTAGAACAGGAGAATTATTATTTTTACACCGAAGTTGAGCGGCAATGAGTAAAAAAGTAATTGAGCGTAAACCTTCCGATTCATGGCTAATACCTTTGGACATTTTGCAAGAATACATTAAGAGGCGATTCAAAAAGAAAAAAGGGAAAAAATAAGCTCTAGGCGTGAGCATTCGCCTAGAGCTTTTTATTTTGGAAAGGGTGTTTAGTTTGGAATATAACGAAAAACAAGAACTAGAAAGAATTAAAAAACTTATAGATAAAAAAGAAGAATTGCTACACAATCCATTCGCTAACATGCCTTTGTCAAGCGTTCAAAAAGCATTAAAGCTTTTAGAAGAGTATAGCGAGGAATTTTAAATTTTCATGATTGTGTCGCCTTTTTCGACAAGCATAGCCTTTTGAGCGTCCGACATTTCTTGACCTTTCCATAACACCGTGTCTCTTAAAAGCACGTTGTCGAAAACGTCTTTGCTTGGGCGCTCCATTTCATCGGACAAACCATAAATAAAATCAAGTGAACAGTTATATAAGTTCGCCAATGTCAATAATACATGTGAGCTAGGGTAACGGTGATTTTGGTTTGATTCGCTCGCCTCGTAACCTTGTAAGGTTGAAGTAGCTAATTCTAAACCATGTTCATTTTTAAGTAGCTCTACTACTTTTCGTAAGGATAAGTTTCTATGGTGTCTTACTTTTTTTAGTCGGTCATTAATTGGCAAATTAAATTTTGTGCGCTTCATATCCGCTTCTTTTGGAAAGCGTTTTGCAGTTGCAGGCATTTTATCATTCTCCTTTCAAAGCTTTGTACCCTATTTCAAAGGGCGTAACACTTTGTATATATATATTCTAGTAGAATTTTTTAAAAACGTCTACTTGGTAATTATTTGATTTACGCCATAGGCTATTGTGTTGTACGCAAAAGGCACGTATAATAGGTTATATAAGACGCATACGGCGTTATAAATTGGAGGAATTAACATGAAAAACATGAGAACAGGTTTAGTTAAAAATCGCAAAGGCGAAATGGTGGAGCGCCGCCAATGGTTAAAAGATATTCGCGCAGAAAAAGGGTTAACAGTGAGAGAAGCGGCACAAACGCTTGGCATGTCTTGGACGCATTTAAGTGATATTGAAAACGGCAGACGCCGACCAAGTTTAGAGTTAGCCGTTAAAATTGGGCATTTCTTTGGATTTGAAGCAGAAAAATTTATTGCGAATTGAGGTAGCGGCATGAAAAAAATTCTCGACAAACGCAAAATGAGTGATAGTTGGCAAGAATACCGGAAAAATCAAAAAGGCATTGGCGGTAGTGAAGTTGCAACGATTTTAGGCGTTCAACCGGATTATATGAAGAGCGCTTTTATTTTATGGCTTGAAAAGACCGGACAAAAGGAACCCGATGAAGTAGACAATGAGTTTGTTTTGTGGGGGAACCTTTTGGAACCGGTCATAAGAAAGCAATTTGCAGAAGAGACAGGCTTCAAAGTCTACCAAAGTCATTATGTGTTACAGCATGATAAGTATGAGTTTATGGTGGCAAACCTTGACGGCGAGATTAAAGACCCGAACCGCAAAGGGCGCGGCGTTCTTGAAATTAAGACCACAAGCGAATGGAACCATAAAGAATGGCAAGGCGACCACGTGCCCTTGGCTTATATGGCACAGGTTCAACATTATCTAGCCGTTACAGGTTATGAGTATGCTTACATTGTCGTGCTTATTGGCGGCAACAAAATGCGCTATTGGCTCATAGAACGTGACGAGAATTTAATAAACATGATAATTCAAAAAGAGCAAGAATTTATGCACATGGTAGAAAACGATATAGCGCCGGAAATAGGCGGAAAAGAAAGTGATAGTGAATGGTTAGCGGCTACTTATCCGCAAGCAATTGACGAGGTTATGAGCATACCGCCGACAATTGAACAATTAGCATTGGAATATAACGAATTGCAAGAACAGCAAAAAGAAGCAACAGCAAGAATGAAAGAGATAAAGAACAAGATTAAGAAAGAAGGCAAAGCGACACAAACACTACAAGGCAACAAAGTAAAAGTGTACATGCCTACCGTAACAAAAACACTCTTAGATACTAAGCGCCTAGCCGAAGAGCAACCGGAAATAATGGCGCAGTACAAAACAAAAATAAGCAGTTATCGAGATTTTAAAATACTACCCTTGGAGGCATAACACATGGCAACGAAAGCAAATACAAAGGACTTACAGAACGCAATTACAAACCAACAAAACAAGCAAGCGGCACAGCTTGACCCATACCGCAAAGCGCAAGCCTATTTAAAGAAAATGGAACCGGCTATAAGCGAGGCACTACCAAAGAACGCAGGCATGAGCGCCGAGCGTTTGAGCCGTATTACATTGACCACGTTAAAGACCACACCAAAGCTTTTAGAATGTAGCATAGAAAGCCTGCTAGGCGCCGTGTTACAAAGCGCACAACTAGGACTAGAGCCAAACTTACTTGGCTCATGTTATTTCATCCCATATGGCAACACAGTGAGTTTTCAAATAGGATTCAAAGGGCTTATTGACCTTGTGACACGTAAAGGCGAGGTAAACACGATTGTAGCCAAAGAAGTGCGAGAAGGTGATACATTTATTTATGAGTGGGGGCGAAACGAAACATTAAAGCATATACCGGCACCGGCAAACCAACGCGGCGAGATTCAGTATTTTTATGCCTATGCTCATTTGAAGAATGGCGGCTTTACATTTGAGGTTATGCACGTGTCAGAGATTGAGAAAATCAGAAACGAACATTCAAAGGCTTATAACAACGCCGTGAAATACAAAAACGAAGAAAGCTCTATTTGGGTAAAGCATTATGAAGCAATGGCGAAAAAGACCGTAATTAAACAGCTTATTAAGTATTTACCGATAAGCGTGGAGACACAAAACGCCGTAGCTCATGACGAAACAATACGAAAAGATATTACACAAGAAGCCGTGCATGTTGACTTGGAAAATGACGGCACAGAAGGCATGACTTTTGAGGGAGAAATTTTAGAGAAACAGGAAGAAAAACAAGAATAATTGGCAACGATATTGAGACAAGGCGAAAAAGCCTTGTCTTTTTTTTAGTTTATAGGAAGGGGCAAAAAAATGAAGCATTTTAGAATACCGTACAGCATTTTAAGCCATGACATTATGCAAGCCGAACGCCAAATAGAATTAAGATTATTTCTAACTATTGTTGGCAACGCTTGTTATAAGGACGGCGTACAGGTGGCAAAGAGTCAAATAATTTTAGGGAAGGGGCAATGGTTACGAGCTAATAGGAAATTACAAAAAGATTTAAAAGCAAGCCCTAACAGCTTAACAAGGGCAATTGCTTGGCTAGTCGAAAAGAATTTAATATCTATTGAGCATGTAAGACTAGGAACTATTTTCACCGTTACAAGCTTTGAAATTTATCAAGGAAATGAGCGTTATCGAGAGGATAACGCAAACAATTTAGCGTTATCGACAGAGAAGCGCAAAGAATTAGAGCGTTATCATGAGGATAACGAAGAGCGCTATCGAGAGGATAACAATACTAATAAAGATATAAATACTAATAAAAAAGATAATATATATCCTTTATCTAGTAGTAAGAACATAAAGGCAGGTTTTTACGATGAAAGAGATACAAGCACTATTGAATGGGAAAAGTATGATTGGAAATTTTAAAGGCTTTGAAAAATGCGAAGGATGCCAAGAAGAAATAGAATTGGTTGAATATCCAATTATTGGCGGTCCGAACAAAGGGCAACCGGCTATTTTTAGAAAAGGTTGCAAATGTGAAGAGAGAAAGCTTGCAAAAGAAGCCTTAGAAGCAAGAGAAAGAGCCAAAAAGCAATATGCCTTAGATTTATTCGATTCTAAAAGCCTTATAAACGAGGATTTAAAAAAGGCAACACTTAAAAATTATATGCCAAAGAACCAAACGCATCAGAATGCCCTAGAATGGGCGGTAGACTATTGCAAGTCATTTAATACTAGAGAGAATAAAAAAGCGATTCTAGCCGGCTCCTATGGCTTGGGTAAGTCACATTTAAGCGTAGGTGTGACCAAGTATCTTATGAGCCAAGGAATAACATGTATTTTTATAAGCGTGCCGAAATTATTCACACGCATTAAGAGCACATGGGAAAAAGAAAGCACAGTAAGAGAATTAGAACTGTTAGAAGCGCTTGAAACGGTTGACTTGCTTGTATTTGATGATTTTGGCGCCGGAAAGTGTACCGATTGGCAACTAGATAAACTATTTGAAATCATAGACAGCCGAGAAGGTAAGCACACTATTTTTACAACGAACTTAGATTCTAAAAGCCTTGTGAAATGGACAGGCAAACGGAACTTTGACCGGCTTTTACACCATACAGACGAAATTAAGTTTGAAGGTGAAAGCTACCGTTGGAAAGATAGAAGGAGGCATTAAACCATGTTTAGCAACAAGACCCGACACGAATTATATAAAAAATTTTATGACCAATACGAATCATGGGATATATACGACAAAGCCCTAAAGATTTTTGAAGTAAACAAAGGGCACCGAAAAGCCGCAAATGATTTTGCGAAAGAACATAAAGAGCTACGCGGCTACTTAATTTTTCCGCATAGACAGGGCGGTATTATGTTCTATGACATAGACGAGGGCATAGCCGAGGAAACAGGCTCCTTTGATTTGTTTTTAAAATACGAGCTAGGGATTGATTGTGATGTTTGAAAACAACCAAGGGCAAGAATTCGAGCAAGTAATTGAATGGGCGAATATGAGTTATTACTTGAAGCGTGAAGCGGTGATACAAAAAATAGCCGTGCCGTGGAAAGTAGAACGCCGCTTTGATTATGTGAGCAATTCAAATACAATCGTTTCAGCTTATCCCGAAAAGAAAAGTACGGTGGATTTTGGCGGAACGGCTAGAGGCTTTTCGATTTGGTTCGATGCCAAAGCGACCAAGAACAAAACAAACTTTCCTTTGGCGAATTTAAAGAGTCACCAAATAGATTATTTACAGCGTGTGCATGAGCAAGGCGGCAAAGCGTTTTGGCTTATCTTTTCGCAAACAGAAAATAAGACATGGCTATTGTGGCAACACATGTTAGACAAGTTCATGGAAGACTATAAAAGAAAGTCTATTCCTTTTTCTTGGCTTGACGAAAACGCGCCGCTTTGCTATCCGAGCAAAGACAATGCCCTAGATTATTTAGCCGAGGTTTTCAGAAATGAATGAGCTACTTTTTAACCGTGAATTACTAAGAGATATTATGTTAACAGGCGTAAGGATTTTACGCGATAACTTTTGTTACACCTACGAAACCGCGCAAATTTTTGGGAATGCCTTTGTAACCAACATGAATAAAGAGCACATGTATTATGTGATGAATTGGAGCGATGAACACAAGCTTTTTATCCATGAGTGGGAAGGCGCAAAAGATAAATTTACAACCTACGTTGCCGGCTTACAGCTATTCGACACATTGACCGCACACATGAATTTTAGCGATGAAGAACTAAAGCAATTCCAAAACATTTTCACAAAATATGTGAAGGTAGTTGAGCCGCATGAGTATACAGAAAATGAAAGACGAACGAACGATTGAAAGCCATTTAAGGCATTACATGACCTACAGAACCGGCATTATTAATTGCCAAAAACAATTAGATTACATCATGCCGAACATGACCGCACATTATGACTTTGTAGGGGGTTCGACATTTCACATAAGCAACAGCACCGAGAAAGTAGCAATAGACCGCATAGAAAGCAAACGCGCATTAGATTTACATGAAACGATTCAGCGCTATTTGATTATTGTACAAAGCATCGAAAATGCACTAGGCGATTTAAAAAATCAAGAACGCGAATTTATAGAACACCGTTACTTTAATTGCATGAGCATACAGGAAGTAAAATTGGTAATGGGTTACAGTGAGGAAAAGAGCATATACAGAATTAGGCGCCACGCATTAGACAAGCTATTAATAAGCCTTAATAACTTATTAAGCTTGAAATGAGGGGGCGCGGTAATGCTACTAATATGCGACTTTTGCGATTCTATAAAAAGCGGAATCTTTAAAATAGAGGCGGCTTTCTATATCACCGAGGACGAAATTCTATTCCCAAGTGATACAAGCCGCTATCAAAATATTTGCCTTGACTGTATGGGCGTTACTGTATGGGAGGATTTAGAAGATGATTAAATGTGATTTTTGTGGGCGCGAATATATGACAGGCATAAGCTTGCCGGTTACGGTGACTTATGACGAAACCACAACCACAATAGAGCAAGGAACAGACCGCAACACCATTTGCACGCCATGTTTAGGGCAAGAGGCTTATGCCGCTAACTATAACGCTACAAACGAATAGGAGCTAACAACATGCTTAAAAAACTAACAGCCGTTTGCTTATCGGTTTTTATTTTAGGATTTGCCACGATAGCAAGCGCAGAATATACCGTAAAAGCAGGCGACACGCTAACAGGCATTGCAAAGAAGTATGGCATGTCCTACGCGGATTTAAAAAGCCTAAACCCACAAATTAAGAACCCGAATTTAATTAAAGTGAATGACTATATAAACGTGAGAAGCGGCAACAAAGCAAAAGACCTTGTTGACTATGCACGCTCCTTACAAGATGTAACAACTTATGTTTACGGTGGACAACAAAACCAAGCGCCGCCGCTAAGAACTGATTGTAGCGGATGGACGCAATATATTTATAAAAAGTTTGGCGTGAACTTGCCGCGTGTGAGCCGTGACCAAGCGAGAGTGGGCACACCTGTAAAGTTTGCGGATATGAGAGCCGGCGACTTAATGTTTTTTAGCACAAGAGCCGACCACGTTATAACGCATGTAGGAATATACATGGGAGGAAACTATTGGATCTCGAATTTGTCAACTGGTAAAGATGTCCGTATTTTATCGACCTTTGGCACGTGGACAAAAACCTATTTCCAATGGGCTACACGTGTGCTATGAGAGCATATGAGATTTTAGGCGGCATTGTATTAGGCTACTTTGGTAGCGTGTTTTTACAAGCCGTGAAAGAGCTTATAAAGTTATGGATATAAAAGAGTTAACAATAATTTTTAACGTGCTCATAACCTGTTTTAATGCGGTTATGGGCGTTATTAACTATAGGCTAGGCAAACAACGAACAAAAGGAGAATGAGCCATGAGCAAAAGCAAGCGTAAAAGAAGACGTAAGAACATTTATTTTCAGCCGAAAATGTTAATTGGACAAGTAAAAAAGTTTCACATTTAAGAAAAAAGGGCGCTATGACAGGTTTTTGACAGTAAAAGTACCATATAAATCATGGTTTTATTGGCTAGAATAGAGAATAGGCGCAAAGCGGTAAGCCCTTTCCTGCTTTGCTTTAATCTTTCTTTGGCTTGTAAAGCTTCTATATCCCTTTGTTAGCAACCGGCACACAAGCTTGGTTGCTTTGTTTTTTCTAAGGAGGTACAGACACCATGAGCACCACAAAAAAACGTGGAAGACCAAATAAACTTACTAAAGAATTACAAGATAAATTATGCGGCTATATTGCCGAGGGAAATTATTTAGATACAGCTTGCCGCTTATCCGGCATTGATTACGCAACTATGCGCCGTTGGATATTGCAGGGCGAGCAAGACATGAGCGGCAAGTTTTTTGAATTTCAAGAAGCAGTACAACAAGCCGAGGCGGTAGCAGAAGCGGAACGAGTTAGATTGATTTTAAAAGCCGGTAAATACGATGATTGGAAAGCGAACGCATGGTATTTAGAGCGTAAATATCCCGAACGTTGGGGAAGGAAAGAGCGCATAGACGCCCATGTGACAAGTGAGCACACCGAACGCAAAGAAATGCTAATAGAACACCAAATAGAAACAGACCCACAAACGGTTGAATTAGTGCGCCAGTTATGGAGAAGGCAACAATCATTGGAGCAAAACGAATGATAAGCGCAAAAGACCAAGAATTATATATAAGGGCGGCGGCACGTAAAGACTACGCTTTTTATTGTGAATTGGTGCATAACGGTAGATATATACCGGCTAGGCACCATTTTTTGTTGTGCGATGCCGTACACCGCATATGTGAAGGCAAGCTAAAAAAGTTAATGGTTTTTATGCCGCCGCGACATGGTAAAAGTCAAACGATAACGGAAACATTGCCGAGCTATTTAAACGGCAAATTCCCAAATAAAAAAGTAATGACCATTTCATACGGTGACAGCCTAGCAAAAGAGTTTGGACGAAAGAACCGGCAAAAGGTAAAAGAATACGGCAAAGAGATTTTTAATGTTGAGCTTGACCCTGCTAATAAGTCTATGAGCGATTACACAATCAAAGACAAGTTGGGCGGCTCTTATTTTAGTTCTATCTTGGGCGGCGTGACTGGACGCGGCGCACACTATTTAATTATTGATGACCCGATAAAAACACGCCAAGAAGCAGAAAGCGAAACATACCGCAACCGTGTTTGGGAAGAGTACCAAAGTTCACTAAGTACGCGTTTAATGCCAAACGGTGTAACGATTGTGATTCTCACACGTTGGCACCATGACGACTTAGCCGGACGCATTCTAGCCAGTGAGCCGGACGAATGGGAAGTTATAAGCCTGCCTGCAATAGCAGAAGAAAACGACCTATTAGGGCGTGAAGAGGGCGAGCCTCTTTGGTCTGAATTTGGCTATGACAATGAATGGGCAGCAAAGAAAAAAGTGGAAGTTGGTAGCAAGGTTTGGTACAGCCTTTTTCAACAGCGACCCACACCGGATAGCGGCGATATATTTAAGCGTGATTGGATTCATTTCTACAAGACATTGCCGCAACTAGACGAGCAATTAATAAGCGTGGACGCCTCTTTCAAAGATAAAAAAGATAGTGACTTTTGCGTTATCCAAGCATGGGGCAAGAAAGGCGCGAACAAATATCTTATAGACCAAGTGAGAGACAGAATGAACTTTCCACAAACGGTTGCGGCTATCCGTGCTTTTTCCGCTAAACATCCGAAAGCTCATACAAAGCTAGTTGAGGATAAAGCAAACGGAACGGCAATAATTGACTATTTAAAGAAAGAGATTAGTGGAATGATACCTATTGAGCCAATGGGCGGCAAAACCGTGCGAGCGGATGCCATAAGCCCACAATGGGAAGCAGGCAATGTATTTTTACCGCATCCGAGCATATGCCCTTGGATTAATGATTTTATCGAGGAATTAATTCAGTTTCCAGCCGGAAAGCATGACGATATGGTAGATGCAATGAGCCAAGCCCTTACACGTTGGCAAACCGCTATTAATTTCTTTATAGGAAGGGCGTAATATCTTGTTTGAGACAGTAGACGAAGGCGCAAAAAAAGCCTTTGAAGAGCTAACAGAAAGCGCACAAGTTGCATTTGGATTTTCTAAGTTTGACTTTTTGCATGGGTGGAGCCTTATTTTTATCTTGTTTGCCGTTGCAATTGTCATAGCGTTAATTATAAACAACAAGGAAGATTGACCATGTTTGACTATTTCAAGCAATGCCTTGCAGAATTTAACGTGTTTATGTTCTTGGCTATTGTGATAGTCAATACAGCACTAAGCAAAGCGAACAGCACCAAGCTTTTAAAAGAGCAAAGCCAAGAACTATACAACGAAATTGAAGAGATAAAAGACGAGATAAGAGAGTGTAGAAAATGAGCGAAACTATCACATTAACCATTATCGAATTTATAGCAAGCGTGATTGTTGAAGGCGTCATACTTGCCGGTATCTTTTCACATATAAGCAACCAATCACAAAGCAAACAGCAACAGAACTTGCAACAGGAAATGAATAACATAGAAATTCAAAACAAGTTTATTTATACACAGTTGCAAGCCGAGATACACCGAGCCAAGCAAGACATACTAAGCGAAATAAAAGAAGTACAGCAGAATAATAAACAGGCGCCGACCCACAATGAATAGGGGGCGCTTTTTTCCGTTTGTAAATATCCGAAAAGGAGGGGCAAAGCTTGAAATTTAACCCTTTCAGAAAAAAATCAATGCGTTATAGTCAATTGTTGCCGAGTTGGAAGACAAACCAAGACGCCAAGTTTAATGACTGGACGACAGAAAAGGCAATCAGTGAGGGGCTAAAGTCTAGCACATATGTATATGCCTGTATTCAATTAATCGCTAGGAGCGCGGCAAGTGTGCCGTGGTATGCCTATAAACAAAAGCGCAATGGTGATTGGCAACAAATAAAGCGCCATCCTATGGAGCTACTTGTCGAAAATCCTACGCCCTATCACAACCGCAAAGACCTTATAGAAGGCATGGTTCACCATTTATATTTGGGCGGCAATGCCGTGTTTACCAAGGTAAGAGCCGGAGGGGTACCGGTGGAATTATGGCAATTGCCGCCGGATGCAATCAAAGTAATACCAAGTAAAACGGATTTTATTGACCATTATTTATACGAGAAAGACGGCGTAAGACAGCGTTTTGAACAAAGGGACATTATGCACAATAAGTTTTTAGACCCTGCAAACCCTTATTGGGGTATGGCGCCGCTACAAGCCGGAGCAAGAACGGTTGATAGTGAGGTTGAAGCCGTGCGCTTTCAGAAAGTTTCATTGCAAAACCGTGCCATTTCAGACGGTATTTTCACATTTGAAAGCCATTTGACACGTGACCAATGGGAAGAGGCACGCCAAATGATACGCGACCAACACCAAGGCTTTGAAAATGCACGCTCGCCGTGGGTTCTTGGAGCCGGCGCGAAATGGCAACAAATGAGCCTATCACCGGCGGAGCTAGATTTTTTAAATAGCCGCAAATTTACACGTGAAGAAATATGCACAATCTTTAATGTGCCGCCGCCTATGATTGGCGTATTAGAGAACAGCACATACAACAATATTGAAACAGCAAGGAAGATTTTTTGGCAAGACCATTTGGTGCCGCTACTTGAAGATATTAAGAATTGCTTTAATCAATCCATAGCGCCGGAGTTTGGGCAAGGCATTATTTTGGATTATGACCTGTCTAATGTTGAAGCACTTCAAACAAGCAACACCGAGAAAATGGCAACAGCCGCACAGCTTTTTAGCATGGGCGTGCCTTTCAATATGATTAATCAGCGCTTAGACCTAGGCTTTGACAAGATAGAAGGCGGCGACATGGGCTATTTACCAAGCGGATTAATGCCGGCGAATATCCTAGAGAACATGGAAGACCCGAACCAACAAGAAGACCCACAAAGCACACCGCCGGACAATGAGCCGCCGCCGGATGATTCAGAACAACCGGCAGACGATTCAGAAGAGCCAGCACAAGCCGGCATGGGCGCATTTAATACTAAGAGTAGGGGTGCCGCTCAAAAGCAAAAAGCAAGCGGTTACAGTGATGCTCAAAAGGATTTTCATTTTAAACGCATTGACCGCAAGCGTGAGCAATGGGTTTTAAATATGACACGCAAAAGCGCCAAGCTTTTTGAAAGTGAAGGCGACCTTATAGCAAGCGCAGTTAAAAGCGGCGATTGGAAAAAAGCGCTAGAGAAGAACGCCGCCAAGTGGGAAACCTTTTTAATAGCTAGTTATAGCGGCATTGTTGAAGACATTGGCGCGGCACATTATGACGATTTAACAAAGAGCCATGAGCCGAGCGAATACAAAGCGTTAAGCGACTTCTTTAATCCGTACACCGAGACAATAAAAGCCTACATACGAAAGCTTGCAGGCACAAAAGTTGCAATGGTGAGCGATTGGACAAGGCAAGTCATTGGCGCAATGGTGGAAGAGGCAAACGAAGCAAACGCCACAATGGACGAACTAGCCAAGAACATTAAAGACCAATACAAAGAGTTTAGCCGCTATAGAGCATACCGCATAGCAAGAACCGAAACACAAAATGCACTAGGCTATGCACAGCACCAAGCCGGCTTAAAGGCACAAGAAACGCTAGGGCAAACGCTTGTAGGTGAATGGTATACGAGCCTAGATGACCGCGTGCGAGATAGCCATGAAAAGATGCACGGCGAACGTGTGCCGCTTGGAGAAGCTTTTTCAAATGGCTTGAAATATGCAGGCGAATACACACAAACCGAAAAGACCGGCGAGAATATCAATTGCCGTTGCGTTATATTACATCACTTTGAATAGATGGAGGCACACGAATGCTTTTAAAAAATCTTAACTTTGAATATAAAGCCAATTCAGATAAGCGAGAGTTTGAAGGCTATGCAAGCACATGGGATAGGGATTTAGGCGGCGACCAAATACAAAAGGGCGCTTTTAAAAAGACCATTACAGAACGTTTTCCGCAAAACAAAGTAAAAATCCTATGGCAACATAATGAGCCAATTGGACTTCCTACGCACATGGAAGAGGATAGCAAGGGGCTTTATGTAAAAGGGCGCATTAGTAAAACACGCCTAGGCGATGAAGCACTAGAGCTTATTAAAGACGGCGTGGTTGACCAAATGAGCATTGGTTATGACGTTGTAGGAGATGACATAAGCGAGGATGGACAAACACGCTTTCTTAAAGAGCTTGTGTTATATGAGTTTTCGCCGGTTACGTTCCCGATGAATCCAAACGCCGACATTGTAAGCGTGAAGACGCATTTTAATAGCCTTGTGAAAGAATTTTCTAACCCTGTTATGGCAAACATGTTGAAAGAGCATAAAAACTTTGCAAAAGCCGATATTAAAAGCATTGAAAACACGATTAGAACACTTGAAACGCTTTTAAAACAGCTTGAAGCAGGCACAGTTGAGCCGAATGACCTTCACTCAATTAATCCTTTCCAAGCTCTTATAGCCGACATGAAAGGCTATAAACCGACTCAAACGAAGAGCAAGAAAGATGACCAAGACGAGTTTATAAGCGCTTGTATGAGCCGCTTACATTCACGTTATCCCGACCAAGAACAGCGCCTTGCCATTTGTTTTTCTGAATGGGAAGACCAATAAACCAACAGGAGGAACACACCATGTATATTAAAAAGCCATTTGTACCGCTTTTAAAATTAGATATTCAATTCTTTGCAGAAAACAAAAAAGACGAAGAAATTGACCTTAAAACACTTCAAACAGAATTCAACGCATCATGGAAGAGCTTAAAAGGTTTATTAGACCAACAAGCAGACGAAATGAGAACACACGGAGAAACGGCACAATCTACAGCCGATTCTATCACAGCGATTGAACAAAAAATCAATCAATATGAGCAAGAACTAAAAGGCGTAACAGACAAATACAAAGACTTTGAAACAAAAATGCAACGTCCTTCATTTGGTGGCGGCGAGCGTGCGAAAAGCGCCGGCGACTTACTAATTGAATCGGATTCTTATAAAAACATGGGTAGCGGCGAGTTTAAAGCTAGCCAAAGCCTAAAAGGATTCTTCACAAAAGACCTAGATTCAACAGACCCTAAAGGCGGCATTCTTGTAAGCCCACAAACAATTGCAGGCGTTCTTACACCGCCACAAGAAGACCTACGTATTCGTGACCTATTAAACGTTCAACGTACTACTAGCAACGCTATTGAGTACATTGTGGAAACAGGCTTTACAAATGCGTCAGCAGTAGCGCCGGAAAAATCACTTAAACCACAATCAGACTTAACGTTTGACATTGAGAGCGCAACAGTTAAAACATTAGCGCATTGGATTCCGGCAACACGCCAAATCATTCAAGATGCTCCAATGTTACGTAACTATGTTGACGGACGTTTAACATATGGACTAGCACTAACAGAAGAGGCACAAATTCTTTACGGTGATGGCGTTGGCGACAATATGGCAGGGATTATGACAAATCCAAACGTGCAAAACGTTGGAGGCGTAGCGGCGGCAGACACACGCATTGACCATTTACGCCGTGCGATTACACGTACATTACTTGCAGGCTATCCGGCAACAGGTATTGTTTTACATCCGTCTGATTGGGAAGACATTGAGCTTCAAAAAGGCACAGACGGTCATTATATTTGGGTATCAGTGGTTAACGGTGGAGAAACACGCCTATGGAGAGTGCCGGTTGTTCAATCTACAGGCATGAACGAAGGCGAATTCTTAGTAGGTGCATTTGGACTTGCAGGGCAATTATGGGATAGAGAGCAAGCAAATGTGCGTATCTCTGAACACCATGCAGATTACTTTGCACGAAACATGCTAGCTATTCTTGCAGAAGAACGCTTGGCATTAACTGTATACCGTCCGGAAGCATTTGTTCGCGGTGCATTCACAGCGGCAGTATAACCCTAGACGCATGAGAAGGGGGCAAATTGCCTCCTTTTTCAGTTTTTAATACTAAGACAGCAGGAGGACAAACAACATGGAATTAGTAGCCTTAAAAACGTTCTCGCGTGGAGGCGTAAATACTGTTAAGCAAGGTGACACATTCACGGCGAATGATGCACATGCACAAGAATATATTCGACTTGGTTTAGCAAAGCCGACAGACGCAAAAGAAGCGGCTAAGGTTGAAGCGGCAAGCGCACCGGCAACAGACGTTGCAAAGAGCGACTACACCGAGGACGAATTGAACCAAAAAACTATTACTGATTTAAAGAAAATTGCAAAGAATATTGGTGTCACTGGCTATAGTAGCTTTACAAAAGCCGAATTGGTTTTTGCTATTTTAGCGAAACAACAATCAAACGTGGAGGGATAAACCATGAAAGATACAAATGGACAAGACATAAACGAACCTAAACGCAACCAAGCACCACAAAGCGAGCCGGCGGAACGTCCACAAGAAACACAATTTGGACAAGAATTTTCCGAAGAAGTGGGCGCGAACGATTTAAACCGTGAAGAAAGCGGCTACCCAAGCGAGCAGAAAGACGCACGCGGCGGAAACCATAACCCTAAAGGCGCAAACCAATATACAAGTGGGCGAGTTGATGACCGTGGACGCAAAGGCAAAGAAGGCGGCATGGAAACAAAAGGTGCAGAACAAAATAACGGAAATAAGCACGCAAACCAGTACACAGAAGGACGCAATGACGACAGGGGGCGCAAAGAATAATGGCGGTATTTAACCTACAAGCGTTAGCAGACCGAGCACGCTATTTTGAGCAAGTGCAAGGCATGAGCGCACAAGATGCAGAAACACAAGCATTTAAAGAAGCAGGCTTCCAAGGTAAAGAAGATTTACCACAAGGCGCCTATACTGAATTTCAAGCACACGTGGCGAACCGCACAACAGACAGCGAGTTTGCACGCAACGATAAAGACCGCTTATTAAACCGCCGTGAAGCAGGCGCACAAGCGGAATACGATGTAAACCCACAACCGGACACAACAACAAGCGATGCCGGTTTAGATAGCAATACTACACAGCAAAGCGAGTGAATTAGATGCCATTTGTAGAGCGCTTAATTGTCACAGGTACAGCCGACTATTTGCCATTGGATGAAGTAAAGAAATGGTGCAAAGTTGAGCATGAGCTTGACGATGATATTTTAGAAAATCTAAAAGAGTTCGCAATCTACGAGGCGTATAATTTCATGCAAAATGATTTTGAATACACAAGCGATGAAGGGGAATTGGTACTAGAGCCGATTCCCTTTCATGTTAAATTGGCTTGTCTTATGTATATTGCCTATCTCTACGAACATAGAGGCGATGAACCCACAGACATACCGCCAAACAGCATGAAGTTATTACAGCCTTATAAAAGGTTGGTAGGACTATGAGCATAGGCAAGATGAAAGACCGCGTAACCGCAAAGAATAAAATTAAAGTGGACAATGGGCGCGGCGGTTGGACATATGACGAGCAAACCATTGGGACATATTGGGCGGAAGTGGCGCCGCTAAGTGCTCGTAACATTATCCAATACCGCCAAGCCGACAAAAACACAAATACATTAATAAAAATGCGCTATGATTCAAAAATTACAGTTGATACCGTTTTCTATGCGAGAGGCAACCGCTATGACCTAGAAGAACTCATAGAGGAAAACGACTATCTAATAATGATGGCGGTAGGTGAGAAAATTGGCGAACAAAGTTCAATTTAGCCTTTCAAACAACTTGCAGACCATAGCGCAACGCACATTGCCACAAGCCTTTGAACAAGCTCTTTTAAAAAGTACGATTGTTATTCGTAACAACGTCATTAAA